TTGCTTTTTTGCCACTGAGTGGGTTTAAGTATGGTATTGCGATTGCTTCACTAGCCCAATACAATACGTTTTTGTTGTTATCACAAAAGGTCATGAATGTTAGTTCCCACCCTGATCGATATTTAGGTTTATGTTTACCTACATATTTTTGTGGGTTGGTTGGTTCGAATATGCCTTGTGCCCAACGTGCCATATTTACTGTACTACGTTACGTGCTACAGGTATGTTAGGTTTTGGTATTTGACCTATACCGTATAGTGATGTTTTAGACTTGAAACTGTTGAGGTAATAGCAAATAACACGGTTCATTTCTAATTTGTTATTTGTCCCTTTGATGTAACTTAACAGTTCGAGAGCATCTATTCCTGTCTCTTGTGCTATTCTAAATAGCACGGCTGTAAAGTTGTCTGCGATATTTTTAGTCTCGCACACACCCACAAAATAACCACGAACTATATCATATTCGTTACCGTTAACTTCCATTTTTACCGAATAGAAGCTATCAAATATTTTTACTGTCTGGTCTAGTGCTGTTCTCGAATCAATTATTCTTGGCATGTTAATTTCCTACCACTTGAGACCCGGCATTTGGATTAGGACCTTGTTGTTGAGGTGATACTGCCCCTGTAGTAGGAGCTCCTGCTGTACCGGTAGTACTTGGAGTTGCTCCGTACTTTGGAATATCCCATTGAACTGATCTCGGTGGGTTATTTGTATTTAGTAACGTGCCGGCTATAGCATTAGTAACTTCTGATTTGATTGTCTGTTTTAAATCTATATTCTTGAAGGTGTTATAAGTAGTACCTGCTATCTTGGCTGCAGCGGCTAATCCACCTAAGCCTCCGCCGCCTAATGCAGTAATAGCGCCGCCGACACCATCAACTAAACCACCTTGACCCATGATAGTTCCGTTTGAGCCAGGAACTGCTATAGGACTTACTGTTCTATCATAGTAGCCAGAACTACCAAAGTCAGTAATGATATTATCAGGAGTTCTACCGTCGATTGCTCCTTGATTGTATACGACAGTTTCGTAATCAACTGTCATTGAATTTTCCATAATACCACCATTCTCAGCATAGTTGTAAGAATCGTGGTTAAATCTTGTGATGATAGGATTGATTAAAGTGTACGCAATAAAGTTGTGTCTGTTCATCCCGAACACTGTGATATTCTTAAAGAAAGGAATCTTTCTTGGATCCGGACCAGATGGATTACTAGATTCACCTATATAACCCCAATCAGTATATCCGGTCGTAGAAGGTACGTATTGTGTTTTTGTATTATAATCCGCTAATGTAGGAGATCCACTATTACCACTAGCACTACCTGCTGACTGTCCACCTCTAGTTCCACTGAATACTACTTTAGGATTGGCGGCGTCTTTGTAATAATATGTATAATATCTATACCAAAGACTATTAATTAAATTATTGTTGTCATCGTGGAATTTTATCTCCACTGGATCATATTTTATCTTTGATTGTACAATTCTTTTACGATTGTACTGATTCATTTCATGTGTGTTAAACGTAAAACCAGGCAGCTTTGCTGATTTTACTAAAATACTAAAGTTTGCGTTAGCTCTAGAATATGCTTCCGGATTAATGTCAAAATACACATGAAAGTTAAACTTTAATTTAGGAGCATTTTCATATGTGTTACTTCTAAAAGTTTTAGAAGCATGTGTGTAATCACGAAGGTAATCACTGCCAAAGAAACCTTTGGCAGTGTCTTTAAGTAAATTTTGAATAAATCCAGCCATGGTGTACTAGATTTATTCTTTATTACGCTTGTCCTGCACCGATACCAGTAACTGATGCGCCACCTAAAGCACGACCAACACTTGTACCAACACCAGAACTCAATGGAGATTGAACAGCGTTATCATAACGAATGCTCAACTGGATAGTTGCTGCCTCGTTAGTACCGTAGTTCAAGTTGTTATAGTTTGCTGTCTTTAAGAAGCATCCATATAGTTCCCATGTTTCTAGTACTTGAGGAGCACTAGCACCATTACCACCATCTAGAACTTCGATGTTTACTTGGAACTTATAGTCTTGACCAGTTGCAGCACTTGCTTGTTCAACAAAGTCCATTTGCTTTTGTAGTTGTTGGCCAACTAACTTAGAAACTTGACCACTAGCATCGTCACGAACGTTGATAGTTACAGGGTTCCATGTATGCTTACCAGCTAGATACATTGTTGAGTTGTATACAGGTAATGTGATTTCAGCAAAGTCTAAGTTTGGACGAGTTACGTCAATAACTTGTTTAGTCAATTCGACTGTGCTAGCACTCGTACCAAAGTTAAGAAAGTTAACTCTGAAACGATATTGTAGTTTAGGCATGAGTAAGCCCTGATTGCCGCCGGCATTATCAGATGCTACTGTCATGTTAAACAATGATTGAGAGGCTGTTGCCATTTTGTATTTCTCCTGTTAATCTTATTTATCTTTTTAAATTCCCCCTATTGCTAGGGGGAGTTTAAGATTATTGTGATAGTTCACCTGTATTCAAGACACGAACCGGAATATAGATAAATTCAGCTGCCTTGACTGGTTCGATAGCAACGTCAATCCATAGTTCGTTTCTATCGATACGAGCAGGAGTGTTATTACTGTCATCACATACTACCAAGTAGTCATATATACCACGTTTAGCAACTAAGTCAACCATCAATGATTCTACGACACCTGCGATTTGTTGACGAGTCAACGGATCGTTTGGTTCAAAGACAAACGGTCTTGCCGCTAATGTTAGTTGTCTACGGATGTAAGCAACTAAACGGTCTACGTTAGTTCTATCCAACGCACTGTTGCTGTTGTAGCTTGTCTTGTTACCATAGTTCAACAAACCAACTCCAGTGAAGAACACTAGTGGGTTAATTTGGTTGATATATAGAACATCACGAATACCTAGGCGTGTCTTGATTGTCTGGAATTCACCTGTAGTTGAGTCAATGTATCCAATGTTTGTAGCATTGTCAATTGTACCACGGCGTGTACCAGCAGCCGCTAACCAAGGGTAAGCGATTGTGTCATTACGCAAGAATGTACGCAACATCATATGTGATGCTGGAACAGCAACTAAGTTACCAGATAAGTCTGGAGCAATACCACTTGGATAGAATAGACCTAAGTATGAATTGCGAGTCACTAGACCTTCTTCACCTGTAGCTGTTGCTCCGGCTGCGTTAGTTGCCCATGCTTGAATGTCTGTAGCACTATCAGCTAAACGCATTGGTGTGTCACCAATAATGTAAGCTGTCTCACCACGGTCTGCGTTCAACACAACCATGTTAGGTTGTAGTTCTGGATAAGCAGGTGTAGCCATCAAGTTGAAGAAGTTATCTTCATCACGAATTGCTGTGTTTGTATCAATTACTGAACGTAATGATTGAACAACCATAGCACGTTGTGCCTTACGACCCATATATGGGCTACCGTTAGATTGGTTACCGCTTACTGTTACCCATGCATCTTGTTGTGCTGGTAATGTGTCGTCTGGGTAGCTTGCGCTGTTGAAATAGTTTACACGATATTGTTTTACGTTGTAACCACTACGGCGAGTGTTAAACAATAACATACCTGTTGGGTAGCTACTTGCTGAAGGCGCATCTAAATCTAAGTAGTTGCTTGTTAGCAAACTCTTGATTGTCGGGATAGGATCGTCTGCTGGATTGACATCACCGTTAGTTGCCCAACGTGCGTCTAAGAATACGATACCTTCGCTTGATACTTGGTCAGTGTTGTCAATTAGCACCCACTGATCTACCCCGTCAACTGACTGCCAACGACTGATAACTGGATAGTTTTCTAAGTCTGCTGTGCTTACCCATAGATCACCGTATACTAGAGCAGTTCCATCGGACTGAGTAGTAGGAGTTGATGCTGATATAATCGGACCATTAGGATCTGTTGTATTTCCACCTGATTGAGGGAAACCAGAGCTATCATAGTTTGCGTTACCGTAACCTCTCCATGCGCCGTTGTAGTTAACCATAATGTCAACTTCATCCACTACACTGTAGAACCAGTTAGTGTTGTTAGCAGGAGCAACAACAGGAGCACCCTCGTTAGCTGTGTAAGTGACTGGGTACCAATTACTTAATTGAGTTGTTAAGTTAACAGGGGGCATACCGCTTACGTAAGTAATAGCAGTAATACCACCGGAACCGTCGACACTCGCTACAGCAATTACCAAGTCATTTCCTGTAGTTTCACCACCTAGATCAGCACCGCTGATTGTAATTTGATCGTCAACTACATATCCTGACCCTGCTACTGAAGGAACAGTAGTAAGAACATATGTACCAATGTTTGAAGTGATAGTGAATTCTGCTCCATCGCCCACACCAGTAGTAGATGTTTGAGTTACACCAGAGAAAGTTCTAGAAATACCAGGACCATATTTACATCCATCTGTTTCTAGAGCAACAAAACCAAGCATTTCAAGTAGACCAGTGCTTACACCAGTATCTGAGGCGTCGTTTAGAACGATTTCACCACCTTCAGTATGAACTAACTGAATTGCTCCGTCAGTTGTTATATTGATTTCTGTATATGGAATGCCAGCCGCTAGCCATGCTGTAGCAAATTGTGTAGCGTTCGTGACTCCTGACATTGATACTGAGTATACACTAGAGATACTAGAGTTACCAGGTATACTGACTCTAACAACTAGATACGTAGTTCCGGTTATTGTTGGATTCTGTACTGTACCTGTAACTACTGTAGGACCTGTTGCTATTTTCTCAAATAGATAATAAGGAGTATGTATTGGCCATTGAGGACCCGCATACTGCATGTACAATGTACCAGCTGGTATTGCTTGTCCACCAGTTGGATCCATAGCTGCCGATGCCGCATAATCAGAAATATACATTCCTACGTTCTTTGCTACCCATGAAGATGTAGTAGTGTTGTACTGTGATACAACTGGGTTTACACCGTTTCCAGTAGAGCCAATCTTAATCCATACAGAACCAGTTGGTCTTGGTGCTGCCTGACTTGAAGTCCATAATGGCATTTGAGCAGATGTACCATAAGATAAACCAGGTTGACGATATGCGGAAGTAGTCAAGCCAATATCAGTTAATGGTTCACCGTTTGTATTAGAAAACAATAGATATGTTCCGCTTGGGTTATCTGAATAGATACATAATCTACCATCGGTCACGCCTGCGCTAATATATTCAAAATCGAAATCGTTGATAGCACCAGCTACACCACCGACTGAGCCTTCGCCGCCGCCATCATCAGGTACAGTAATACTCATTGTAAAGCTATCATTAACGTTGATTGTAAATGCATCACCTGCTACTAATGTTGGGTTTGAATTAGCACCTTGAGCAGTTGGCCAAGATTCTAACCAAATATTAGTACCCAGCTCTACCCATGTGTTAGTGAAGTTTTTAAAGTAATAGGATGCGTCTCCTGAGCCTGGTGTATAGTCAGGCTCTAGTGCTACTACTGCGTAATCACCAATGTTACCGATACTCTCTAACGGACCGACACCAGGATTGATATAATCAGGATCAGTAATAACGATTGGATTCTGTAGTGTGAATTTACCAGTTGTGGCATTAAATTCATAGATACCCCATGTACTAGTTGTAGTATCTAACCAATATGTGCCATTAGCCGGTGCGCCTGTTGGGCGACTTGTTTGACCTACTAGACTTGCCAAATCAATGTCGGCACGTAAAACGTAGCAACGATTTGTAACGCCCAACAAGCTGTAAGCAGCCAATAGACCATATTCGTTTAATTCGTAACCTTGAATTGGTGTGCCGTTTGTCGTTGTATAGAAGAACGGTGTACCATATAGGTTGACCAAATCACGCTGGCTTGTAACTTGATACAATTTACCAGCATTTGCCGCTGTTGTAGCGGCAGCTACTCCAGTGCCAGAAGCGTCAGCTTTGTTTTGCGCTGTAGCTAGAACAACAAGAGGAACCGAGTTTGTCGGCGCTGGTAAGTATTGACTCTGGTCAATGATCGTTACTTCTACGCCTGGAGATGTTAATGCCATTTTCTTTTTCCTTTATGTAAAATTATGAGGTTTACCACCTAAAATGCATAATAGTATTTAGTAGAAACTTAGAAAAAGCACCAATAAGCGTACCTTCGAAGGCATATTTAATAAATAGTAGATGATAGATAGACCTATTTGCTCACTGTGTAACAAAAACTACTGTGCGGTTAACTACAAACGAAACGGAGTTACTCACTATCGCAGTAGTTGTGATGACTGTGGTAGAAAGAAGAATAAACTAAAGCCTCGTAAGGCTAATTGGACAAAGAGTGGGTACAAGAAAAAAGCCACATGTGATTTATGTGGCTTTAAGAGTTTGTTCCCTACTCAAATCACAGTCTTTCACATTGACGGTGACTTAGAAAATATTAGTTTAACTAATCTACGATCTATCTGTCTCAACTGCGTTGAAGTAGTTAAGAAGAAAGAAGTTACTTGGAAGCGCGGGGATTTAAAGGTTGATTACTGATTGTATCTGCTTGTGTAGGTCGTCAATCGTACCGTTGTTATCGATATAATGATCGTAGTTGATTCCAACTGAGCTATACTCACTAGCATGAACACGGTTTCTATCTAATTTAGATTTACTTATAGACCAAGACATATTACCCTGCTCACCTTTGTTATAGCTAACTGCCGCATCATACCATTCAGGTGGTTGTCCGCGATTGACTCGCATTGTAATACCACCAACATTCTTAATAGCACTCACTTCGTTAGAGAAACGACAGTCAGTAATTACAATATTGTCTTGTGATTGACGTAATTTGTTCTCTACACTCGCAACCCAGATATCTGTATGGAAGTGATTACGTAATACATCGGTCCCCCAATATTGTAATACCCAACGTGGCGTGATTTCCATCCGTAGTCGTTCACTCCACCATACGTCTTTCTGCTCACGCCATTCTCTACTAGATTTTGTAGAGCCCTCTAGTAACTCTCTGTCCCATCCAAATACTGCTGAAACTGCGTCTTTGAGTGAAGCCGCAAAACTTACACGTTTAAACCCGTGAAAGGTTGTCAAGTAGTCAGCAATCGTGTCCTTGCCACTACCAATAAAGCCTGTTACGCCTATAATCATGTGGAAACTCCTATCTGATACTTAGTATATGACAGGAGT